AATACTAGGCCGCCTCTGCTTGTACGGTTTGCTCCCCTTAATGGGCCTATTGGGCCTAATTAAAACGGGCCGTTACACGGCCTATCCGCTTCGCGTAATTTCTTTCATAAATTCAACAATAAATGATTTTTAATCTGTCATTACTAATCTTTGTTACATCTGGTAGAAAATTAGCCATTACAATTACATGAATATTAGCCACTTGGCAATTTGTAATTGGCTCATATTTGTTACTAATTATAATTCTATCCTTAAGCATCTCAATTAAACTGTAATTACAGTAATCCTGCATATCACGTGGAATGTCGAACACCACATGTCTTGTAGGGTCCTCAACATAGCTGTAAGCAACATCATCTTTCTTTCCACCGCGCGTATAAAACCATCCGCGCGTGATTAATTCTTTTGCCTTTGTCGTTTTCCCTTCTCCACCTTGTGGGCCATACACCCAAATAATGCTTCTAGGAGAAGCTTCAATGTTCAATTCTTCTTCAACAAGCCTCTTCCATTCCTGTTCATCGTCTTCAACCTTGAAATCTGAAACAAATTTCTCTTTGTCTATTCTCGCTCGACAACGTCTCGCCTTAGCTGGATCTTCTAATTCCATATCCTCTGGACTATCTCTGTATCTATCCAGCAATTTTCTTTTATTACTTCCTTTCTTTAACAATTCTCCATAAAACCAAGGACCTGCAACTCTTGAACTCTCTTTCATGGCATAACTTGATGCCTGTTCTGGTGTTCCTTTTGCGACTTCCAGGTGAGCACCTGGAAGGAGAATCTTCATCATCTTCATTGTTGAACGTTTCTTCATCTGAACAAAACCTTGGAGATGGTCGTGACTTACGCACTCGTGTTGCCACACGGCGTATTGAACAGTCTCGTCGAACGAGAGGGCCGGAACATCTCCAGAGAAGTTGAGAGTGAAGCACCAGAACGTCCCTTGAAGAGTTGGCATTTTTGTAGAATGACAAAAATGAGACAAGCGCTCCTTTAAATAAGGAGCAAAGGATGGGGAGCAGAGGCGGGT